CTCTACATCTACTCGTCCTTTTTGTTCTCTTGCCATACCCTCAGCAATAACACTTGGTATTGGTGTCCAGTATCCTAGATAACATATATTTTCAAATGCATATCCTGAACGATAGACTTCGTGATTCATTCTTGAATCTAAAGCAACCAGTATATCAGGTGTAAAATCTCTATAAATCGCATTACACCCGACTACTGTACCATATTTTTTGTATTTGTCAACATCTAATCCTTTTCTTGAATTACCATTACCAAAACAAAAATGTATATTGTGAAATAAAGTCATTACTTTAAATCATCTTTTCTAACTATGGGATTATAAATTTCTTTTGCGGCGTCTGAACCAGACATATAACCGATTGCATAGACACACATTATTATTATGCCTATGGGTAAAAATATTTCAATTGCTTCTATCATAATATACTCTCCTTTGTTGTGAGGGCGGACGGAGATATAGGTCCGTCCTTCCTATACTTTACCCTCTATGGTACGGTCTGAAGGATTTGAACCTTCAATGTCTTTGCGGACAATACTAAATTCGTAGTCTAGTATCGTGTCTACCAATTCCACCAAGACCGCTCTTACTCCTCATTTAAGAGGAAACTGGTACCTGTTTCTGTTGCAAGGTACAGGTAAACCCCTAACGACCTAAGCCGCTAATGCATACTGATTAAAGTTTGCGTTTATTTTTAGTTTAAAGTCTTTGGACTATCCTCTCCAGCACGATTTCTAACAATGGTCGATCCTATTTCGCCCCCTTATAGGTCTATCTAGGATTGGTGGAGGCGCTGGGTATTGCACCCAGGTCCCTACTGTTTACTCTCATTACCTTCATCAAGAATCTCTTTTAATACAGGAAAAAACTCCCAATTCATACCGTACCCTAATATACAAGTTTCTCCTGTATCAGGTAAAGTTATCATAAATGTTCCTTTATTATTATCTTTATTGTATGTAAATGTTAATAATCCTATAACTGGTGTTTCTGGATTGCCTTTTGCTCTTATTTCAGCACCTGCGATTGGTTGTTCACCAAATGTTTCAAATGCTGTTTGAAATATAAATCCTGTATATCCACAATATAGTGGTACTTGTCTTATTTTTAATTGGTCTGTATTGTATAATGGTAAATCTTTTTTATCTTCTGCTTGTAATGCGTTAAGAGAGGCATATACTATCCCTAAGAATAAAGTTATTGCTGCTATTCCTAAAACATTTTTAATTAATTGTTTCATTTTCTTTGTAAAATTCCTCTATTGCTGGTTTCAGCAAAGGTAAATAATCTTTCTTATCTTTTATAAAAGTTTGAACCGCACCATCTTCGGTCACTATGAGGATTACAACTTGATTAATTTCTTGGTTAAATCTTTCTTCGTACATTTCACAATAAGCAGAGCCTTGAATGAAATAGTTTTCTACCCATGCCTCTTTTTTTTCTTTTGTGGATGTTTTAAAATCTATTACTGATAATTTGCCTTGATATTCTGCAATACAATCAACTCTTCCTGCGATACCCCATTTATCACTATATAGTCCACCCTCTTGTATTACTATATTATTTATATTATCTAGTTCAGGTTTTAACAAAGTAAATAATGCCAGAGGTAATACATCTTGTTTAGATAGGTCAGCATTATTTAAATAATCTTCAACTAATTGATGTACAGCAGTTCCTCTTTTAGCGGCACTTCTCATTATCTGATTTGCAACATCATTACCTACCGATTCTCGCCACCTGACAATACCTTCTTTATTTCGACCTGATAAGACCGTTGTAATTGATGGATATTTTTTACCTTCTGGTGTAACATAAAAGCGTTTGCCTTTAATCGTTTCAGTATGTATTTCGGGAAGTAGTTTTGTAGAGGGTGTATGATTAAAAGACTTCATATCATACTTCTCTTGCATAAAATTATTTAATTTGTTCATAGTGTCTATTATAACACCTTATTTAGATTTTGTCAAGCGTCTTTTATCTTATATCTGTCATTAGTAATTGATATGATTTTAATTGATTCATACTTACCTGGCACCATTTCTTTTAGGTTTCCGTCTTTATCTTTAAATGCTATAACCATGTCTTTTTTAATTTGGTCCCAATCTGAATCCGCATAAACATCGGCTACCACCTTTACTTGGTATAATTCCATTGACTATCCTCTTGTTATTGCTATTATTTTTTTGACTTGTGCTTCTATGACTTCTGCTCTATTAGGCCAATGTATGTACGCCTCTGGAGACTTTGCTAATTTAATGAGTAGTGGAATGATTAACTTTTCTAAACTTGCAAATTTAGTTTTCATATCTTTTCCAAGATTATCTTTTCGTAAATCGTACTCATCATCCATTTGTTTTTTTGCAATCTCTAATTCTGTTTCGTTCTTAGCAGTTATTGTTTCTTTTGCTTCATTTGTAGCACGGAGTATTTTATCTAGTTTACTCTCTAGTCTAGTTATGATTTCACCAGAGACCGCCTTACCGACACTTTCAGATGTCTGTTTAACTACCTGCTCTGTTGCTTTTGAATCTGATACTGCTTTGTCTGATGGTTTTTCAGAAACACCTGTAAACCCCCAATCGCCGCCTGTATCAAAACCGTCTAAAAAATCAAAATCTGCCATACTACTATTTATCTACCGCCACCTTTTAATATTCTATTTTTGTGTTTTTTTCTCATGTTAGCGATTTGTGTATCTTTTGTTGATTTTCTACCATACTGATTTGCAAGGTGGCTGTCAGGATGTGCTTCAGATATTTTAGATAATGTTTCTTTCCAACCATTGTCAGTTTTACCATCAAGCGTTCCTACACTTGATACAATATTCATTTGTGTTGGTGGTAATAGTTCAATGTGTTTCTTCTTAATAAACTTTTCCATTTCAGATATGGGCATTAAGTCTTCCCATATTTCACCTGTGTTGTGGTCTTTAAATCTATATGTTGGCATTAATCGTGTTCTCCTCCAGGATCATTTTTAGGTAATGGTACTTTATATACACTACCATCCTTACCTCTATATATTACACTTCCTCGTGCTCTATTAGCAGAATGATATCCTTCTTTAAATCTATAAGTTCTTTCTGTTGCTGTAAAAGTAATTACAGTAACAACGATAGCAAGTATTAATACAAAGTGTGCTACAACTGTAAGACCAAAAACATACCATGATGAAAAGAATAGTGAAAAGGTTATACACCACATCCATGCTAGTATCTGTAATATTAAATGTCTTACCTGCATATCTGGTATATTTCTTAATGGGTTGTGATTTAAATTCATCACACCTTCCCAACTGTTTGTTATAAATTCTCTCATGCAATTACTCCCTCACTATACCATTTAGGTATATTTGTTTTCCATGTAGCAAAACCATTCTTATATTTGATATAATAGTTTCTATAAGCAGTAATACTATCTTCATGTTTAACATCATCAGGCATAGCCTGTGTAGGTTGAAAGAAAGGAACAGTTACAGGAATGTTTTTAGGTGGGTTTCTTAATAGGTCTTTCAATAGAATATACGATTTGTGATTTTTGTAATATCTTGTTTTAAATTCTTCATGTAAACAAGACCACATTTTATATAACCAATGATAGTTATAAGCATTACTTCTCACCCATACAGTACTAGGGTGATGTATGTGGCACGCTTTGTAAATAATATCATCATTATCTTTTAGTTTATATCTGGTAACTTTTCTACCTGTTTTTGATAAACCGGTATACTTAATACCATCAAGTACTCTATGTGCTGTTGACATTAACTGAGCATACTCAATAAGCATTTTTACACAATGTTTATCTAAATGCATTTCAGCACAAATCTTTGGGTCTTTGTCTAAGTAAAATATATTCATATGTCTATTATATCAGATAAATGATACCTTGTCAACCTGTTGCATTAAGGTTTGTAGTTTATCCATCCACACTCTTTTAAATTCTGGATCTTCGGCAGTTTGCCACGCTTTATAGAGATTTTTAATTCTTCTCCAATATAGTTCTTCATTATAAATCATATACACCTCTTATATTATATTTAATTAATGTTGCTACTAGTTCAGTATAGTTCGCTCTACTAGCATACTTTGTTAGTGTTGGTGCTAAATCTAATCCAGTAGGAAACCCACCATCATTGATTATTCTTGCTCTCACTTCTCTTAATTCTTGATAAGCAAATACTTCGTTTATCATTTTAATATAGTGAGCAACACTATCGCATTTGGTATCAAACACTTTTACACCCCAACCCGGCCATTCTGTCCAAGGTATAGGTAGTAAATACTTTTCATCTTTGTTCCATGTTCTAATACCAAATAAATTATTTGCTTCGTTAGCAAATCTACTTGTACCCCAACCAGTTTCTAATGCTGCTTGTGCAATTATCAACTCTCTAGGTATTTGTTTTTCTATGGGTACATTT